AATGAGACCCTCAAAGAAACTATCCAACAATATTTGGATAATAACGATATTCCGCATTTACTATTGTATGGAAAGGCTGGTACGGGAAAAACCACATTAGCTAAGTTAATCGTAAACACAATCAAATGTGACCATATGATTATCAATGCATCGGATGAAAACAACGTTGATACCGTTCGTAACAAAGTAAAAGGATTTGCATCATCAGTAGGTTTCTCCGGATTTAAGGTTGTAATTTTGGATGAATTTGATTATATGACTCCAAATGCGCAAGCGATTCTTCGTAACTTAATGGAAACATTTAGTAAGCATTGTAGATTCATTTTAACGTGTAACTACATTGAGAAGATTATTGACCCGATTCAAAGTCGATGTCAATCTTTTGCAATCATACCACCAACTAAAAAAGATGTAGCTTTACAAGTTTCAAAGATTTTAGATAAAGAATCTATTAAATATCAATTAAAAAATGTGGCTGATGTAATCAACTCCCACTATCCTGATATTCGTAGAATCTTAAATACGTGCCAATTACAATCAGCAAAAGGAGAATTAAAAGTAGACCATTCAATTATGGTTGAATCAAACTTCCAACTAAAATTAATTGAACTTCTTTCATCGTCAAATGATAAACGAAATCTATTTTTAAGTATTAGGCAGGCGGTGGCTGATAATCGATTGAATGATTATTCGGAAATGTATAGTATGTTATACGATAAAGTGGATGAGTATGCAGCTGGAAATACTGCAAATGTAATACTAACCATTGCGGATGGATTATCGAAAGATGCTCTAGTGGTAGATAAAGAAATTGTCTTTATGAGTACGATTATTCAAATTTTAAATATAATAAAATGATAAACGAAACATACCAACAACCTCATATAAATATAAAAGATACACGTGATGTTTCGTGCGAATGCGGTAACTTAATTTTTATGCCAGGATATAGATTTCGAAAGGCTTCGAAGTTATTAACCGGTGGCGATAAAGATACCGTAATGCCATTTGAAATATTCTTATGTACTAATTGCGGGAAACCGTTGCAAGAGTTTTTACCAGAGGAACTACAAACTTCAAAAAATTAAATTAATGGCAGCTAAAAAATTATTCGACCATTTAACCGCTATCACAGTAGAGCAAGACCCAAATTATTTCGATAAATTAACGGAAGAAGATGTAAAAACGTGGAGCAACTTTATGATTAATAGATTTTTATCTATGAAGCCGGAATGGGTCGAGCTAATCGCATCATTATTACCATTGACTCAAACATTACGACCAAATGAAATGTATAAATTATATATTGGAATTTTACCAAAAGGTAAGCAATATTTAAAATACACAAAGGGAAAATCAGCCGATAAATATGAAGAGTTTTTAGTAGAATTGATTAAAAGAGAGTATTCTGTACCAGAATCACAGGCAATCGATTATATAGATGTATTATACGCTTCGAGAGAAGGTAGAGAAAACATCAAATATATATGCGAGATGTATGGAATAGAAAAAAAACAAATTACAAAATTGAAATTAAAGATATAATTATTTGGATTTTTGAAATTAAATTCGTATATTTGTATTAGTATTATTTAAATAAATCCACTGCCGCACAGCAGTGGATTCTCAATTTTAAAAAAATAAAATAAGTTATGAAAAAAAAGAAAATACTTCTTTTATCCGATGACCTACGGATGGCAAGTGGAATTGCCAACGTATCAAAGCAGTTGGTATTGGGGACAGTCGATAAATACGATTGGATTCAATTGGGTGCAGCAATTAAGCATCCCGAAGCAGGTCAAATATTGGATTTAACAGATAGTGTTATAGCGGAAACGGGCGTTCAAAACGCAAGTGTAAAAATTTACCCGTTCGATGGATATGGTAATGCTGATATAATTAGGCAATTACTAATGGTAGAAAGACCCGATGCAATTTTACATTTCACAGACCCACGCTATTGGATTTGGTTATACGAAATCGAACACGAACTACGTCAGTCAGTTCCATTATTATTTTATCATATTTGGGATGATTTGCCTGACCCAAAATATAATAGAGATTATTATGAAAGTTGTGATTGGATTGGATGTATTTCAAAGCAAACGTATGGTATTACAAAACGTGTATGGGGGTGGGATACCGAAACCCATTGGACTAAGCCAAAAGATTGGCAGGTAAGCTACGTTCCACATGGTATAAATTCAGAATTGTATAAGCCAACCGATGTACCTGATGATTTTAAAAAGAGTATCTTTGGTGATAAAGAATATGAATTTGTGTTATATTGGAATAATAGAAATATCCGTAGAAAGCAGCCAATGGATGCAATGTTAGCATTCGATGAGTTTAGGAAATCGCTTCCAAAGGATAAGTGGGATAAAGTGTGTATGCTAATGCATACTAATCCAATCGAAGAACATGGAACTGATTTGGTTACATTCGTAAATCATTGTATTCCGGAATCTACTGTAATATTTGCACCAAATAGATATACAGAACAGCAATTGAATTATCTATATAATATGGCAGATGTGACAATTAACGTTGCATCAAATGAAGGATTCGGATTAACAACGGCTGAATCGGTAATGGCTGGAACACCAATAATCGTAACAGTCACCGGTGGATTACAAGACCAATGTGGATTTAGAGATAAAAGTAGTGGCAAACTATTAACTGCCGATGATTATGTTGAAATTGGCTCGTTGCACAATAGGCAATCGAAAGATGTGGTAACTTGGGGAGATTGGGTTAAGCCAATATGGCCAGTTCGCTCAACAACAGGCTCAGTGCCTACACCTTATATTTTTGATGATAGAGTTGATTTTATTGATATAGCTCCATTAATAATGGAATATTATAATATGGGAAAGGATGAGAGAAATACGGCTGGATTGAAAGGTAGAGAACATTTCCTTGGAGAAGGGCTATTGAGTAAAGAAGCTATGTGTAAAACATTAGTAGATGGAATCGAAGGCACATTTGAAAATTGGAAACCAAAAGAAAAATTTAAATTAATACCATTAATATGAGACCAACATTAGTATTTCAAGCTCCAATTTCGTGTCGTGCAGGATATGGAGACCATGCTAGAGATGTATTACATTCATTATATAAGTTAGATAAATTTGAAATTAAGATAATCAGCACTCGTTGGGGAAATACCCCAATGGATGCACTTAATTACGATAATTCATTTCATAAATGGATAGTCGATAATATCATACCACATACTACGGAAAAGCCGGATATTTACATACAAGTGACAGTTCCAAATGAATTTCAAACAATTGGATATTATAATATTGGAATCACTGCCGCGATTGAAACAACGGTATGTGCATTAGATTGGATACATGGATGCAATCGAATGGATTTGATATTAGTCCCATCAGAACATTCAAAGAAAAGTTTAGTAGATACCGTATATAATGAGCAAGATAGGCAAAGTGGAAGAACGATTACGCAGCATAAAGTTCAAAAACCTGTTGAAATTCTATTTGAGGGATTTGATGAAATGGATTTCGGAACTGATACGGTGGTACACGTTAGTGATTTAGACCAAATCAAAGAAGATTTTGCATTCTTATTTGTAGGACATTGGCTAAGAGGTGATTTGGGTGAGGATAGAAAGAATGTGGGAATGATGATTAAAACATTCGCAATGGCTTTCAAAAACGAAAAAGTGAAACCAGCATTGATTCTTAAAACCTCCTCAGCCGGATTTAGTATAATAGATAGAGAAACTACTATTAAGAAAATTAGAGAAGTATTGGGTAAGGATTATAAATCAGTTCCAATTTATCTATTACATGGTGATTTGACACAATCGCAAATGAATGGATTATACGAACATCCAAAAGTTAAAGCTATGTTAAATTTTACAAAAGGAGAAGGGTTTGGTAGACCATTATTAGAATTTAGTTTAACTGGAAAACCTGTAATAGTTTCGAATTGGAGTGGACATTTGGATTTTTTAAAAAATGGAGCAGTATTATTAGATGGTGAATTACGAAATGTGCATGAATCAGCAGCTGACCAATTTTTACTTAAAGAATCTAAATGGTTTAATGTAAATATTTCAAAAGCATTACCAATAATCAAAGATGTTTATAGTAATTATGGTAAATATTTAGTTGAATCCAATAAATTAAAAAAATATAATTTAGAAAACTTCAGTCTAACAAAAATGACAGAACAATTTGATAATATTTTAAATCATTATGGTATTTATAATAAGATGCAACCAAAGTTTCAACAACTACAATTGCCCAAATTGAAAATGATAAACAAATAATGCGAACTTACAATCCAATATATCGTAAATACATAAATGAAAAAAAATATGTATTTCCTGAAAGAATGGTTAGAGCTAAATTCTATCTCATAAAGGAATACGAATATGTGGATGGCACTACTGGAACGTATAATGAATTAAATGCACCGATTATATATACATTATTTGTGTCTAAATTAAAAAATGTAGTTCATGCGGTAAAAGTTACAAATGTAAATCCAAATATCATTAAACGATTTTTTGGTAGATTTGTAAATGAAGATGAAGCCCGTATAGAAATGAGAGGTGGAGCTAAAAAATTCTACGAATCAGTAGTGTCTAAAATTCCAATAATAACAAATGATTCATATAGAACTTATAAGTTAGATGGATTCAATAAAGTTATTGAATTAAATATGGATATAAATCAGTTAACTCCTAAATATATGGATGTAGACTCAATAGATAAACAATCACAAAAATTAAATTAAGTATGAATGAACATGATTTTATAGTTTGGCTAAAAGGCTTTACAGAAGGGGTACATGAATTTAATATCACCCCAAGCCAATGGAATTTATTAAAAGATAAATTGGCAAAAGTTACGGATAAATCAATCACACCATTTCCATTTGGAGTTCCTAATACTACACCAAATACACACCCGTTCCCAACTTGGCAACAACCACACTTAGACCCATATAATCCATATAAGATAACTTGTGGTAGTGGTTCATCTGGAACAACAATAACAACTACAACTGGTGGTGGTTCTATTACAATTGCCAATCCACCATTTGGATTTGGAGTAGCATCAACCACATACGGATACCCAAGTGGTTCTGCATGGAGTTATACAAATGATGGTAATAAAGATATAAAATAATAGTATGAAATTAAGTTACGCAATAACTGCCTGCAACGAGGTAGAAGAAACAATTCGATTACTAACGCAGCTGTTAAATTACAAAGAAGAAAAATCCGAAATCGTAGTTTTATTGGATACCCCAAAAGCTCCAACGGAATTAATTGAATATTTGGAATTGCAAGCAAACGCAGACCATATCA